ATACAATATTTAATGGATTTGATAATACTGTAAAAGCTCAAGCGATACAAGCAATACAAATTGCAATAGAATCAATTGAACAAACAACGTCATCTATTACAGGTGTATTTAGAGAAAGATTAAACGGAATTGAAGCGCACGATGCTGTAACTAATATAAAAATAGGTTAGAATAATTCATTTATAATTACTAAACAATATTATCATTAGATGGATTTAATAGTAAATGAAATGCTATTGGATTGTCTTAATTTAGCTAAAGTAGTTTATAAAAATGGATTAACTGGAACCATTGTATTAGGTGATAAATATCAAAAAGTATTTACAGCATTACCTGAATATTATACATTAACTGATTATGATATACGTATAATAACAAGTTCTGATGTAGTTAAAGATTTAGAATAGATAAAACAAATTATTCCTGAATTTGTAAAATCTGGTGGACTTCCTCCAGATATAATAATTGAAGCTATTACTTGTAAAAGTATTCCTGATTTAAAACTAAAAATTAAAAAAGCAATTAACGCTTAGAGATAGGAAGGAAGTCAAATACAATAGTTATAGTAGCAATTATAGCAAGCTCAACAATAGTTGTAGCAAGCTGATAAACAAATACAAGAACAATAGAAATAGCTTCAAGAATTAAGTAATAATAAGTTATAGCTTGAACAACAAGAATTAAAGATGAAATATCAAATTGAATGGTATAAAGCTAATACTGATAGAACTTATAAAGAAGCAGCTACTGAAGAACAAAAAAAACGTACTGAAATTGAAATTGCTCAGTTACATGACGGAAATCCATATAATGATAAAATAAGACAAGTATAAAATGAATTTTGATATTGGATTTGATAATAGTAAAGATTGTAAAGTTACCATAAACGATTAGCAAGAATACTTAACAAAAGGAGATTCATTAGTTAATTTTAAATATGATAGTATGGTTAGAATTATAAAAGTAAACGATGAATTAGAATATATAACTAATGATTCTAAAACTTTTGTAATTTCTAAACCAAAAGATGGATTACTTTCTTTAAGTTACATTGTATTACCAAACGAAGATTATTTCTTAAAATCTAAGAAAAGTAAAGATATATTTGCTATGTTATACGATATAGCATATTATATAGATGACAATAAATAGATTTGGAAATATATTGTTAAAACAGAAGAAATAGAACCAGTAAGTTCTATAAATGAAGTAATTGAATGTACTAATGATAGAACTTTTAAGTATTCTTTAAGTTAGGATTATCTTTCAATTTGCTCTTTACAAAATTGTTATGTAAATTTGGCTTGGAAACTTTTAAAAGAAAGAAGCTTAGCTAAATGTGAAATAGATGATAAAGATTTAGTAGATAGAAAAAATCTAGTATTTATTGCAATTAATGTAATTAAATATGCAATAGAATTAGGTAAAGTTGATAAAGCTGAACAAATTTTATAGAGAATAAATGGATGCACAGGATTATGTAAATCTGATTCAACATCAATGTCCAATTGTGGATGCGGATGTTCTAAATAATTTAAAGAAAGAAGTAATCTGTGACTTTAGTTCTTTATTATCTAAAATGGGAAAAGGCTATAGTTCAGATTATAAATAGATTCTAGATAAAATTCAATTTATTAATTTTATCCCAAGTTGTATTTCTTCTTAGAGATTCCCTGTTTATATAGGTTTATTACCTAGTAACAAAAAAGCAAAAGAAATTACAATAGAATATTTAAATAAGTCTGAAGGAAAATTTGTAGACTTTAATAAAATTATTACAGAATATCTTAACTTTAAAGATACAAGTCTTAAAAATATTTTTATTATGGTCCCTTCTGCATATCCAGATTTAGTTAGTATGACTAATGATATGCAAAAGTTTACAATAGAAGCTTTTGATGTAACTGAAAACATTCCTTTATTGATCAATAATAAAGCAATTTTATATAAAGCTTTTGTTTATAAACAATCTTTAGCTACATTAGATCAAGAAATAACTTTTAATTTTATTAATTAAATATGAGTTAGTTTAGTGAAACTGTAGGTAGTTTTACTAGAACTGGTAATTATCCTTTAGAAGCCAATTATATTTTTGATACATTTGACGATTTAAAAAAGTTTTATGAAGATAAATATAATGCAGCAACGTTACATGAGGGATTATTAAAAGTAGTCAAGAACGACGAAAATAACGAACAGTCTTTATATTGGGTTATTAATAAGGATAATAAACTTCAATTTACAAGATTATCTGGAGACTTTGATAATCTAAAAGAGATTGTTTATGGAATGTATAGAGATGCATTAAAAACAGAAGGAGATTTTGTTGTTAATGATACTAATACAAAACCAGTAATTCCTAAAAATAAACGAATCTATATAGGAAGTTATATTAATCCAGATCTAGAATATACCTTAGAAATACCAGAAGGATGTGAATTGGCATTTGGGCGAAATGGTAAGTTAGGCCCAAATGTAACTATTAGATTAAATAATACTGCAATTATTGCAAGTCCAAATCAACAAATATTTAATGATTGTAAGATAATAGGTAAGTTTAAATGTCCTTTTATTCCTGTGGAATGGTTTGGCGCAAAAGGCGATGGAATTACAGATGACAGTAAAGCCATTAATACTTGTTTTCTATACGCTGGCAGAACTACTGTATTATTAAGTGCAGAAAGATATTTAGCTAAAAGTACTATTCGTATTGATGAAGAAGAATGCAATATGAATAATACAGAAGACGAAAGCTATATGAACGATGGTTAGTATGGAATGCAAGTAGTATGTAAAGGTTCTATTTGGGGAGGAGATAATACCTCTCCTGTGTTACATATTAATATGTCACAATTAACTTTTAAATGTGATGGAGCAATAGTAAGTAGTAAATACGCTAACGTTGCAGTTGAATGTAATACAGAACGCCACTCTGATATTTATATTAATAGAATAATGAAAGGACGTGATTATAGTAATACTTTATCTTCTGTTGACGATAATATTAACTATAATTGGTTCAATGGAATAGGATTCTTTCATATTGGTGGTAATAGCTCAAGAATTCAAATAAATACAATGTTTGGATTTAAATATGGTTATAGAGCGTCTACAGAAATGTGTAATCAATACTATATTTCTTGGATGAGTAATAAAATAACATTGGGTACTATTATTGCTCCATATCCTATTTACATTTGGCTTGCTTCTGATAACGAAGGAACTAGTAATCCTACTAGACATAATAGTTTTTATCACAATAATGATATTACTATTCAATCAAATAGTGTTGGTTGGAATCCAGATACTATTGTAAAATTAATGCAAAATGAAACTGATTCTTCATTAGTTACTTTAAAAAGTGAATCTGGATTTAATAGAATTGCAGTAAATATTTATATTCAAACTGTTGATTGCGCAACTTATAAAGTAATTAACGCATATCATACAGGAGAATGTAATTTTAAAATATATGGTAGTTTTAACGATGTTAGTCCAATTAGACCCAATGGAACTACAGCAAAGAATTGTATAAATAATGTATCTCCGTATACAGATACTAATAAATTTATAAATATTATTGGTTGTACTAATATTAATATAGAAACTACCCAAGCTATATTATACGATTGGATATATGTAAAAGATTGTGAATATGTAAGATTTAATAGTATTCAAAGTAAATACGATATTAAAGATTATTATATACTCAATACTGCTAAATTAAATTATCCAGTTATATTTAGGCCAAGTAAATTATTATCTGATGTAAATGCTGATATTTCTTTAAATGATTTTTCAAATAATGGAATGTATGCATTTATTGATTATTTAGATCTTTCTAATTATAAACATACTATTGTAGATCCAAATACTATGTTTATTGATCCAGGTATTTATGTATTTGCATATAATAGTAATCTTTGGGCAATAAATTATTTACCAGAAGGGTAGAAAAAAGCATAGCATATTGGATATACTCAAGCTAAGTATGATTATAATTAGTATAAGCATTTAGACTAGTTATGGACTACTTATAATGGTTATACTATAACTAATACAAAATCTTCCGAAAATTTAGATACTTTTATCCCAACTTATAATGTAGTAAAATAGTTATTAGATAGTATTAGTTCTGCTGGAAGTAATGTATCTGGATTAATTTTAGATACTTCTAATTAGTTACATATAAAAGATATAGATGGTTCTGATATTGGATAGCCTATAGATTTGTCTATTTTTGCTTCCAAAAATGAAACTGTAAAAAATTTTGGTACAACTACAATAACACAAGAAGACTTAGATAAAGGATGTGAGTTTTTATTAGGAACTATTTGTACATTTATACAAATAGGAGATAAAAAATATTACGCTCCCATTTCTACTAATTCTAATTCTATTGAAAGTAAAGTTGTAGATGGAACGGTTCTTCATGAAGTAAAAGTATCACAATCTGGAAATGTTAATTTAGAAATCGCAAGCGATGGTTTAAAAGCAGTATTTCCTATTAAGAATACTGGTAATCCAATTGAAATAGAATATTTAGATCAAGATCCAATAGAATTTAAAGATAATACAATATATTATATTAAAAATAAACCCTATTTCTACTTTGGAAATAATAAAATTTCTGGAGGAGAATCTACTTGGGTTGAAAATTAATTTATATGGCTAACGTAAAATTTTTATATTATCAGACTAAAGCCAAGCTTACTGAAGATATAGCAGGCAAATTTCCTGATGGTGCTATTGCTTTCTGTCATGAGACTGGAGAAATCTATACTCACGGAAAGTTTTATAATGCTTTAAGTGCTGAATATCAAGCATTAGATGGTGCGCTTGCAGCAGGTGATTCTATTGAAACAGCTATTGCTAAACTTGATAAACAAGTCAAAGCTGCAACTTCAGCGGCTGGTGTAAAAAGTATTTCTGCAAAGGGAAGTTTTATAAAAAATTTAGAAGACGCTACTGGAGCAGTTACTATTGAAAGTAACGATGATGCAATTCAAAATGCATTAAATGCTAAGGTAAATAAAACCGATGTTGGTGTTACTATTGCAACACTTGAAGATGGTAAAGTTCCTGCTTCTCAATTACCTTCATTTGTAGATGATGTTCTTGAATATGATACTTATAATAGTTTTCCAGAAACTGGCGAAACTGGTAAAATCTATGTATCTACAGACGATAATAAAACATATCGTTGGTCTGGAACATAGTATGTAGAAATTGGATCTTCATTAGCACTTGGAGAAACTTCTTCTACTGCTTATGCAGGAGATAAAGGTAAAAAACTTCGTGATGATGTAGATGGTATTCTTAAAGGAGATAAGGAATTAGTAACCCCTGTAATTACTAATCCTCAATGGTCTATCTTTAAGAATGACGGTACTGATACTAAGGAAATCAAAGAAACTAGTAATATTACTTTACTTAAAGGGTATAAAGCCTAGTTCTCTGGTAGTTGGAAATGGACTTCTGATTCTTCTAAGAAAGATCCAGAAGCTACTAGTGGAATATGGGGAACGACCCTTCCAGAAAGCGGGGTTGCTAGTGATTCATTTACTGGTACTCAAGTGTCTGCCAACACTACATATACTCAAACTATTACAGCCGCTAAGAAAGGTTTAATGGTTTCTGGAAGTAAAGTAGTTCCTGCTTCGGGTACTGATTCAAAGTCTTGTTCAGCTTCTGTATCTTTTGTAGATAGAATTTTCTATGGTATAATTGATTCTAGTGATCCTACTGGTGCTGATGTTACTAATACTAAAATTCAAGCTTTAAAGACTTATAAAGATCAAACTAGTAAAGCAGCCACAATTGATTGTAGTGCTCTTTCTGCCACACAACGTTTAGTATACGCTTATCCTGCTTCTTATGGGGTATTAACTGTTATTAAAAAAGATGGAGTAGATTCTGTAATTAGTGCATTCTCTACTAAGACTGTAGATATTGATACAGGTACAGGTGCTCCAGCTATTTCATATCAAGTATATTATAGTGGTGCAGGTGCTGTAAGCTCTAAATCATCGTTTAGTTTTTCTTAATAAAAGGAGGGTAATATATGGAAAATAAATTGACAAGAATGGCGAAACTTGCCTCAGCTAATCCTAAAAGTTGGGGTATTGTTGACGCAAATGAAATCTCAGGTCATAGATCCGTAGCTACTGTATCTGATTTATATAGCTTAGCAGGTTGTATTTTATCGTCCTCTTATGCAGGAGATTTAGCTGCTGGAAGAACGCCTACTGGTAATGATGCAATAGGTCAAATTTGGTATGTACAAGATACTAATAAGTACTATAAATTAATTACCTGGAATGATCCTACTACTGCTCTTAATTGGTAGGAAGTATATATCGGCACTGATTATGGTAAGATAGATGATGTACAAGTAAATGGAACTTCTGTTGTATCAGATAAGATTGCTAAGATTGATTTAACTCCTTATGCAAAAGATACAGAGGTTCTTAAAAGTATTACTTCTGAGAATGCAGTTATTGCTGTAGATGGTAATAAGCTTACATTTACTATTGACCCAACTAATACGGGTAGTCCATTACAAGTAAATGATCAAGGTTTAGCTATCACTCTTAGTTTGACCTATGATTCTGAGAATAAAAAGATTAAACTTTGTGGTCAAGATTCTTCAGTAATTAGTGAAATTGATGCAAAAGATTTCATTAAGGATGGAATGATCGATAGCGCAAAAT